GACAATCGGAAGGTCCGCCTCAACTGCGAGACCCCGTAATTCTTCTGCGATTGCTTTGATGAATGAGTAGGAGTTGACATTACTTCCTGCTCTGTATCTTGATGAGGCACAGATATTAAGATAGTCTACAAATATTATATCAGGTCTGAATGATTTTTTCAATGCCAACTCTTGAAGTAATGCTTTGAAATGTCCTGAATGTGCAGAGGCAGTAGGGTACTCTTTAATAATAAGAGTGCCTTGTGTTTTCTCAGATAATTTACTAACCTTTGTATCAAACATAGGTTTAGGTAAATCTATTATGTCCTGTATATTGACATTAAGTAAATTAGCATCGATCCTCTCCGCAATCTTTTCCTCTGCCATTTCGAGAGTGATGTAGAGGACATTTTTTCCTTGGAGGAGGACACTGCTAGCCACATGGCACATAAATAAACTCTTTCCAACCCCTGTGCCAGCAAGAGCAATGTTGAGAGTTTTATTCGGGAGACCTCCTTTCGTAATTTTGTTGAAGTATTCGAGATCAAATTCGATTTTGTTCTCTTTCTTGTGGTATAACTCGTACCTTTCTTCATAGTCTTGTAAATAATCGTGCCCTATATGATTATCAAATGAAACTGCAAGAGCATCTGATAATATAGTTGGTATAGCATCTCTTCCTTTTTCCTCACTTTTACCATCAGCAAGTTGGATAGATTCCATCAGTGCAATATATATGGCACGATCTCTACACCACTTCTCTGTAGTATTTACTAACCAATTAAACTCAGAAGGATCATCTTCTAAGTAACTTATAATTTTGGTTATCTCTTGAAATTCATCTCCATTAATATCCTGTCTCTTCTCTGTCTCAATACACAAAACTTCCTTTGTAGCAGGTTTATTATATTCCTGCACAAAGTTTGAAATTTCCTCAAATACTATTCTTTGATTACGCTCTTCAAAGTAATCTGCCTTAAGAAAAGGTAGAACTTTACGAACATATTCTTCATTATATAAGAGGTTTCTAAGAATTAGAAACTCAACCTTCTCCATAACTAAATTCCTTTTGTGCTATTTCATCAAGAGCTTGCATTATTTCTGGAGTAAAATACTCTTCAGGATTAGCAAGAATCTGTTTAGCATATATCTTCTTACCATTCATTTCATATCTACCTGCTACATTCTTCCACAGTCCTCCAATCTCTCCTAGTTCTAGAAGACCATAGTACTTATCAAGACCACGCTCATCATAATAGAGACGGATCTCAGCAGTTTTATTTTCTTTACTTAAACGAGATTTGTGAGTCTTTGCTTTGATAATGTTTCCGATGATTTCTTTTCCATCTTTCTCCTTTTTCTTGCTGAGATATATGATTGTACTCGCTGCATATTTGAGTCCACTACCTCCCCCCATTTCCTTTGTTGGTACATAAGCTCCGATGACATCGTACGTATGATTTGTGACAATGAGTGGGACATTCGCCTGGCCAAGTTTTAAGGTTAACATTCTGAATGCACCTTTCACCAATTGGGATTTAGTCATATCACGGACTTGCTTATCATTCAAAACATCCGTGATTTCCTTTTCAGTGGAAAGCATTCCCAAGGAGTCTAACACAAACATGCACGGCTTGCGATCCTCTATGGGCATTTGTAGATATTTATCTACTGCTTTCAATGCTTTACTCCTAAACTCTTCAATGGTTACTACATTAATAACAACCAATCTGCTTAAATCAATTCCACGAGACTCTAATAAAGGTTTATTAACAGCAGCTTCAGTATCGAAATAGAGACAGTAACCGTCAGGATTAGAATCCAAAAAGTTCTTGACAACTGCGAGGGAGAAGAAAGTTTTCCCAGTACTGCTTTCACCAGCGATGGCAGTAATCTTATTGCTAGATACGCCACCAAAAATGGAACCGCTAACCAATCCGTTAAAGATGTACGAACCTGTGTCGATGAACTGTTCTGTTCCTTCGATGTCTTTTGCGAGTTGGGTGTAGTCATCACCGATTTCTTTTACAATCTCTTTTAAAAAATCCATTTCAAATACCTAATAATTTGCGTTGTCTTTCAAAGTAACCATGAAGAATCCATGAACTACTATTCATCTTATCTTCTCCACCAATACCAAACTTAAAGAATACTCTAGGGTCATCACCATAACCCTTTATCTCTGGGGTATTAGTTTTAATTCTATCACCCCCATTGCAAAAAATAACACTATCAGAAATTTCTAAACATTTTGCAATAGCACCACATGCAGAATCATCTTCATCATCCCAAGATATAACAGCATCTACCATATCTAAATGACGAATAATATCTGCTCTCTCAGTCCAGCATTGAAAGTATTGTCCTTTCTTACGCTTCAACCAAGGGTCACCATTCAATCCTACAACAAGATAATTAGAGAGGTCTTTTGCTCTCTTAAAGTATGATATATGTCCACTGTGAATAGGATCAAATCCACCAGTAACAAGACTCACTTTATCAAAAATCATTAAATGTCACACTCCGCAACATCAAACTTTTCCCTCTCTAGATTATTATTATCACGAATATTCTTTAGTAGGAAATACAATCTAGTATCACCACCAAGAGATAATGCATTAATAATAGTATCCAAATCTTTATCGTTGATAGGTAATTGCATTAGGAAAAGAAAAGTTCTAGGTTTACAGTTTTCTCAACATTCCACCCAATAGCATCTAAGATGATCTTAAGTGGTTCCAAGAAGGCTTTGTCAAATTGTAAGTCATAATCTATATACTTGTCAAGACCAATCTCCATAGGAAAATCCTGAATAAACGAAATAATATTCTCATGAATAATATTAGGTTTTTTCAGGTAACAGAATTTGACTTTTTCACCGTTCTGGATGAGAGAGTACTTATTATCCAACTTATGTTTCTTGACATAATGGTTATACAATAATGCACCCCGTATATGTATAGGAGTTCCTTTTGCATATATTGTAGAATGTGCCTTATACTTTTCTACATTCGATGCAGACCGTGGGAATGCAATTTCTTCAGGTGGAAGCTTCTTAAAATCCTTACGAGACTTATCAATAAAGTCAATAACCTCATCCTCAGTACCATTCATCATAATCTTAAGAGCAGACTTAATCATATCTCTACAAGGTGCTGGTGTAGAAGACTTGACTGCTTCAATACCCATCATCTTCAGTTTAGGTTCCTCATAACGAACACCTTCACTATCCCATACATTGAGGATGTATCGCTTCTTAGCAGTCCATATACCCCTCTCAGCGATGTTCTCTCGCTTCATTTGCATCTTTTGGTCATATGCACTTACATAGTCGGCCAACGCTTGATAAGAACCCTCAATATAAGGCTCAAATTCATTTTCACACACCTTATTAAGGAACGAAACAACGCCCTCAGTAGTTTTCTCTCTGCCCTCGTATACACGGTCAACCAAAGGACCAAGATTAAGGTAGATGGAATCAGTATCTGAAGCAATAACATAATCAACATCCTCAGTTTTTAAGATCTTATTGATCTTTTGGTTCATCTTGTTTTCTATCCAGCGTATGGATACTTGGCCAGACAAAGTAATTGCTTCTGCATTAGCAAGTTTGTAATAACGGAAGTACTGATTGCCGATAGCACCATAAGCACTATTAAGGGCAATCTTCTTTGCCATCTGGATATTGTTACACCTAGCAATCTCTTTGGTAAGTGTGTTGGATGGATTCTTTTCATACTCTTGTTTTGCTTGAAGCATCTTCTTCTTAAACACCACTCTATCACCATACATCTTATCCATCAACTCTGGTAAGAATCCACGCACATCCTTCCTATACTGTGCTCCATTTGCACATGTTGCATAATCAGGATTAAAGTCTGTTACTTCTTCATTTAAGATCCTTTCAACGCTGGCACTACCGTGTCGAGTCTCCCTGAGGGTCTCTGGGGAAATGTTATATTGCATAATAAGGTGAGGGTACAGACTGTTAAGGTCAAAACTAACCACCCAATCATACTTTCCTGGTTTCGGTTCCTTGACATAAGCCCCCGCATACTTTTCGTTTTTTTGTGATCTATTCTTAGGAGGAATAACTATGTTCCTCTTCTTCAAATAGTTATAAATTATAGTATCCCACATACGCACCTGATAGAACACATCACTATAATTAACCTTGGCTTCATATGCCATAGTCAATGCAAGTTCAATCAGTTTCATCTTGCTTTCCAGACGGTCAACAAGTTCCACATCAATTATATTATATTCAATGAATTTCTGCCAATTACCAGTATAAAATTCTTTGAATGTATCAAACTCAGAGTGATCTAATTTCTTCTGACCGAGTTCTACCTTAGCAATATAATCCAACCTATAAGACTCTTGTGCCTTGTAGGTAAACTTTTTATAAAGATCTAAGTAATCAAGTTGAGTAACACCACCCACATCAAAAACAGTATGAGTTCTACCCATAATATGAATCTCACTCTCACTGACAAGTCCCCAAGGTGAGAATCTCTTCATCAACTTCTCACCAAGAACTCTTTGAATACGCTTACAAATATAAGGTATATCAAATAACTGTATGTTCCAACCTGTAATCACATCTGGAACATCTTGCATCCAATAATTTATGAATGATGTGAGCAGTTCATACTCATTAGGACAATAATTATAAGTTACATCCTTCCTATCATTCTTAAAGGGTTTACTTCCCCAAGTAATGATCTGCTTAGTTGTATAGTCTTGGATTGTGATTGCCAGAATCTCTTCGACGCACGATTCCACATTAGGGAAACCTTGCTCAGACGTAGTTTCAATATCCAAAGTAACAAGCTTAATTTGAGATATGTCAAACTTGATTTCATCATCTGGGTATTTCTCCGAAATATATTGGTAAATATATCTGTCATTTCCATAGATCTCAAATCCCTCAACCTCATCATACCTCTTATAGAACTCACGACAGTCCCTAACCGTACCTGGATTAATTGCTTCAACTGATTCTCCACTCAACGTTTTATATTTAGCTTTTCCTTTAGATTTGACAAATAGAGTCGGAAAGAACTCATCACGATGTTCATACCTTCTACCATTCTCAACTCCACGAACCAGAAACTGGTTTCCGATCAGTTGAACATTGGTGTAGAATTTCATTATTTAAGAAGGTCTTGATATTTTTCAAGTAAGGTTGGAGTTGGTTCTGCCAATGTAAGTATCTTATCAGATCCCATCATTAATGTGGTTTCTCTTGTGACACTTGCTAAAAATGGTTCCAAAGTTATTTGACCAGATTCAGTATTAATAACAAATGGATTGATTAATTTACAATCAGGTTCTCCAATATCAGCAGAACCTACCTCTTCAATTTCACTTATCAGATTGTGATGATTCGCTAATGCTATCACCTTGATTATCTTGTCCATAGTTTACGATGTCCTCAACATACATTTGCTTTAATTTATCTATGGGATCTACCATAGTTACAACCCATTCCAAACTTAATGGAATCTTCTCAGTTTTAGATAGTGGCATCCACGGATATAGTGATACTTGTAATGCAGTTTTTTTATCCTCTTCAACTAAATGAGAATCTTTCAACTTAACAATAACAGGTTTCTCTACAAAATAACCAACAACTCTTTGAGAATCTTTTTCACCAACTGCCATTTCACTGACATCTGCGATAATATCCTCTCCTGATTTCAATAACAATAATTTAATTGTCATAGTATATTTTTACCTCCATATATTATAGCAATAAAAAAGGGGACTGTAAAGTCCCCCATATAATTTAAAGATACTCTTTTCGAGAATGATGTTCTGGAACAATTTTGTTTAATTGTACGGTGAGTAGTCCATCTTCAAACTTGACGGATCCAATCTCCGTATCGTCGGAGACCGTCCAAACTCGTTTAAAACTTCGTTGGGCCAATCCTTTATGGACAAACGTTCCATCAACTTCTGATTCTTCTTTCTTGCCTTCAACATGTAACTTTCCAAACTCCGTGAAGACTTGTAGCTCATCTTTCTTGAACCCCGCAAGGGCGATCTCAAGTTTCGATTCATGATTATTTAACTGTACCAAATTATATGGTGGATAATTTTCTTTAGTTGATTCATCCCAAAATCTATTGAGATAATCATCTAGTCCTATGCTGTTCTTCGTAATCTTATCAAATAGTTCTGGAAGATTATCAGCATGGTATCGTGCTAGTGTGTTCATGGTTCTCCTTTAAAAGCGAGTGTAAGTTTTGTACCCGAAGCGTACACTACTATTTAACCATGAAACACCAAAAAAGGGGATGTTGAATCCCCTACATTTTTATTCGGTTTCCTGCGTCTTTCCCTTCTTACCTATATTATACTTCTGTTCTAGTATCCAATCACCCTTATCTTTATAGGATAAAACTTTAATTTGATTGAGTGGAGCAATATCTGCAACTGCTTCAGACTTAACTATAGAGATAAGTCCCCAATCAGCAAGTAACCTAGCAATGCGATTTCGACGCTGTACATCATTAACAGTGAGATTAGCATGTTTACCATCCAATGCAAACAACTCTTTAAAATGCACTATATAATATCTTCCTTGCTTGTGTAGAATATGGCAAGATTGGTAAAGTTTCTTTTCCTTTCTTGATGCTACACCAATTCTTGTTAATGTTTCTCTTACCTTTAAAAAATCATCAGGTTCATTGAGAAGCACTTCTACCATTTGGTCTTGCGACCATTGCACGGTAGGTTCAGCAGTGGCAGTCATTTCATTCCTCCAGTATCAAGTCGTTGTTTAATGTAATTAATTTGTTCAGGGGTTAATATTTTCAAAGCTTGTGATGCTTTTTCGTTACTATAACCATAGTATTGTTTAATGATTTCGAGGTCTGTGACTTTATCCTTACGGAGCCAGGGACTGAATCTCTTCTTTTTCCTAAGTGTATTTAGATAAAATGAATATTGCATATCTTTATCAAGGAAAGAGTATTTATTCATCTCATTTACAAACATAATACAATCAAGATTTCCTGATAAACAACGATTAACAATATATGGAGGATAATCCTTAATCGCTGAAGGATCTTCTTCAATAAGATTGTCCTTATTGAAGTTAATTGAATTGAGCCAATCTTTTAATTCCAATGTCTTATGACCCCTGCAATAATAAAACAATTAGTAATGAGATAAGAAAAGAATATAAAAGACCGTACCATAACAATGTAGTTGTCGTATCGTTTAGTCTTTTCGTCAGAGAAGCTACCCAGTGCATACTTCCATATCCTCAAAAGTTTTTTCATAATTAAAAAGTAATAACTCCTTTCTAGTTTTTTGTTCTCTCATATACTCACCAACCGACCTCATGGTGTATGTTAAATCAAACTCTCCTGCATTCCAACCTTTAAATCTGTCTTTAACAAGTTGATCAGAATTATAACTGATCAGCATATCTATATTACTCTGACTACAATTATTTGCAAACTCATCATGATCAAATCCTTTATGCATATCACCTTTCTTACCATAAAGATTATCCTTAATATCATAAGGAGGATCTAAGTACATGAAAAGATCATCATGAATATTTTCTCTAAGGCAATACTCATAAGAATATTGATTGATATGCCAATGAGAAATTATCTCAGAATATCCCCGCAACTTTTCTATTCCTTTCATTGAAAAATTAGAAACAGATGCTTGTTTAGAAAAAGATGAACTCTCAGTCAATCCACTAAAGGAACATTTGTTTACTATGTAAAATGCTGCTGCTCTTTCTATACCATCAAGACTTTTATTATTAATAGCTTCTTTTGAATTAAGAAATAATTCTTTTGCAGGAAACTCCGTGCCTTCTTCTTTTCTTAATTCCTTAGGAGGATCTGGATGATTGGTTTTATAATCTATTAATTTATCTGTTAACTCATCACCAAAAGTTTGTAACTGGACCCAAAAATTTATAAGAGGTTCATAAAGATCATTAACAGTAATCTTTAAATGAGGATACTTCTTACTAACATGTATGGCAACACTTCCACCACCTAAGAAAGGTTCACGGAACTCTGCATAATTATCCAAATTAGGAAAATACTTATCCATTTTGGTACAAGCACGAGACTTACCACCAGGATATCTAAGAGGGGTCTTTAGGGATTTCAGTGTTGACATGATCAGGTAATGTAGGAGGATTCAATTCAGCATCTCTTGCTGCCTTTGCTACTGCTCTATTATGACTCCAGTAGTCATACATTGTATAGAGTTGAAGAGGAGAAATCAATACCCTCTTAACAAACTCTTCAAGTAATATTAAACCAATAAAAAAATAATCTTCTAAGGTTTTCATCTAATTATAACCTGCTGATCTACCATCTTTCCATCTTAGTTTTTCATAATCAAATCCATCATGAGGTACAAAAGGTGGTACAGGATTCTTAGTTTTGTTCTTGAGAACTATAAACTTATCTGCTGCAAATGTACCAGCAAGTTGAACTTCAATCTCATCACCGTCATTCCAGTTAGGATCACCATTCATTTTAGTATGGTTCATTGCCTCTTGGATTTGATCAATTACTTCTTGAGTTAGTTTCATTTAGATACCTCTTATAGAGATTTCGTCTTCAACCTTTTTAGTAATAGATGCATGTCTACGCATGTCTCCACCCATAAACATTTTATCTTTAGTCATCTGCATACAAAGTTTAAGTTGTAGCAGTTCCATATTATCAAATTGTTCCATTAATAAAACCTTTCATAATCATCATTAACCTGAACTTCAATAGCATCAAATATTCTAAGTAAAGAATTGGCAAATACTCTATATCCAGAACCAACATATATTTGACCTAGTAGAACAGTTGCTGTTGCTACACCCCAGAAGATGTAATAAAATTTAGATTTCACTTGGTTTCTTAGTTTTTCTTTCGTAATCATGGTCTTTCAGAATGACAAATTTGTTCAGTAAGTCTCGCACCAACAGGACCATCATCAGAATAAACTTCTAATCTATGAGTCTTGATTGAGTCTTGTTCAAATATTGTAACATTAACCCTACCATCTTTGCAAGAGATCTTAACAGTCCCATTACAAGACCAGTCTTCAGGTTCATTATAAAACTTATATGCGGGATAAGGATCCCTTGAAGGATAGTTTGCAACTACCTTATAATTGTCAATTGTTTTCATCATGTTTGTGAGTTAATTTACCAGACATCTCATAGGATTCTTTACTTCCACCATGTCCATGTGCAATGCCTAGTTCATGCATTTTAGCATGTTCGTCAATAGGGTCACGCAAATCTACTTTACCTGGTCCTATTGTAAGGTACAATCCATACCCCATAATAAAGAACAATAGTCCTACGATAATAAAAACTAAAATCATTTTGGTAATTGACCTCCTTCATGTAAATCTTTTATGGGAAATGTAACCATCTTCTCCCAAGGGGAATAATTATCAAAGAGAACTGCTGCGTTAGTACCACTAATTCTTTGAATGAATCCAACATATCCCCAATATATGGAAGTGGGATTCTTAACGGTTACTGTAGTTCCTGGTAAAATCATTCTTGTTTTTTCCAGTGTTCGATTAGGGTTTGGAGTTCTTTAATACGCTCTTCAGCTTGTTTAATTTTCTCTTCTAGTTGTGTCATTTTTTTAAACTCCCATCCTCGTTATATAGTGATGGATGCGTCTTACAATATGCGTTAAACATTATTCGCATCTCATCGTAACTCAACCCACAATTATCTGCTGCTTTAGGTAAATTCCATTTGGCAGTAAATAATCTATCTAAAGACTCTTGCGTTTCTGTTCTCATAAACTCATTTTAATTTTCATAGGATTAACTACTTCAACTTGTACAGGTTTACTAAGAATATCTGCAAGTTTATGATATGCTATAGCAGTCATTACTTGTGGTGCTATAAAAGCAACCATTGCTATAACCCAAAAAAAGTAATAATAATTTTCCTTATTTTGTGTTCTCATTTATTTGTTGAGTAGGTGGTGAATTAAACCCAAAGTATATACCTACAATAGGTATAGTTAGAATAGCAACTCTTGCAAATCCTGTCAGTGCCAAGATAATTAAGATTTTCTTACCTTTCATTTGAACTTACACTCTACCATAATCTCAGTAAGACATGCTAACATATTTATTTCTTGATCCGCAACAAAAGCGATTTGGTACTGATACTTAGCAAGTATGAGAACAGCAGCAGGGATGGTAGAAGGAACCAAGGAAGAGTAAAGATTATCGTAAATACGGCGTAATAAAACAGCAGGATCGTTGTCCAAGTTATTGACACACCATTTACGAACTTCTGGAAAGTTCTTTTCCTTGAGGTTTTTAATGAGATCATTTACCTTTACATCACTAAAGTGTGCCAGTATACCAGTATCTATCTTACCACCAACAGAGTATCTCTGACACTCATTAAGAACTCTTCTCCAATCAGGGAAATGTTTATTGATAAGTTCAGCAAGAACTTTCTTATCAGTTTCAATCTTCTCCTGCTCTAGAATAGATACTAATCTTCCGAAGAATGCTGCTGCGATTTCTTGTTTAAGTTTTCCCTGAATACCAAACTCCACCACAGCACATCTCGAATGCAGGGGTTCAATGATTTTATTTTTGTAGTTACATGTGAAAATGAATCTACAGTTTCTGGAGAACTCCTCAATAGACGCTCTAAGGAGGAGTTGTACATCGGGAGTGGTATTGTCTGCTTCATCGATGATGATGACTTTATGCTTCGACTCGCTGCTAAGAGAGACTGTAGATGCGAAGTTCTTGGCGTTATTCCTAACAGTGTCAAGAAACCTGCCTTCATCCGATCCATTAATGACATAGACATCAACCCCCAACTGATTGCAGAGTGCCTTTGCTACTGTAGTCTTTCCGCATCCAGCAGGACCAGAAAGAAGTAGATTAGGAACTTCACCTTTATCTAGGAAATCAAGAAAGGTCTTCTTAGTTTGCTCTGGTAAAATACATTCTTCAATTGTTTTAGGTCGATACTTTTCAACCCAGAGAAATTCATCTTTCATAAATTAAGAGAATGTAGAGTCTGGTTCAAGTGCAATAAAGTATACAAGATCTATATTCTTATGAGTGAACTTAGATATGTTCTTCTGAGAACAAGTAATATCATAAGCACCAGGAAGAATCTTAATATTCTCTACCTTAAAGTTAAAAGCAAACTCTGATTCAGTTTCTCCAACAGTTATATCAAAACTATTAGAAGTATCATTCTTCTTATCACGAACAACTAATTTAACAACACCTGCTCCACCAATAACAGATAAATCAGGAAGTTGATATATTGCTGCTGCTTTAAGTAACTTATCCAATTGATCAGTCTTCAGAGTAAATGAAACATCTTCACTAGGAAGTGTCATCTCCTTCTCTGGTGGAGTAATAATTACATTAGCATCCGCAAAGAAGTATTGAGAACGCATTCTCCCCTCTTTGATAACCACATGATTATCATTAGCAAAATCCAATTCTGGACTCTGATGTAATCCCAATCCATTAAGAAATTGATTCAAATCATAGATACCAAAATCTTTAGGCAACTCCTCTTCAATAGTTGCTTCAGCAAGTATATTCTTCATCACGCTAATGGTGCGAAGTCTACTTCCTTGCTTAAACAAAAGCGATTGATTAATAGTAGAAAAGTTTTTAAGAAGTGAAAGTGTTGATTCAGAAAGTTTCATAACCACGGGTCGGAGTTTCATTTAATTGCCCACTGAAGTGATAAAGTAGGAGTGTATAGTGTAGTGCTTTTAGTATGTCACGCTTTGCTTGCCCTTTCTTATCATAGCGACTCAAATACTTGATTGCATTAGAACGACAGAAAGATTCCGCATCGCCAACCGATTCGATAAGATCAAGTGTCTGGACATTGTTCTCTTTGGAAGTATAGTGTCCACCATATGTCGTGGAGATATAATCCTGAAGAGCTTTGATAGATTCATCTTCTTTATATTTTCGAGGATTGTCTGTTTCTATTCCAGGGGTGGGAGTAGTAATATGATGTGCTATTGAATCATCATTATCAGAAAGTGTAGTGAATGATGAAGGTGCATCATCAACTAAACCAACCCCATCCATACTAAAATTAACAGATTCAGGTGCTATGTAAGCAGGATCTGCCTCCAAATTAATTCCTTCAATTCCTGCAGTATCAATACTGACATCTGATATAGTATCAAGATTGATATTGAATACGCTGGAATACGCTGATGCAGTACTACCTGATCCTACCGTTATGATAGGATCATTCCAATCAGCACCATCTGAATCAGATTGTGGTTTTGGATCGTACTCATCACTCTCTTGTGGTGTTATTGTATTGTCTTCAGTCATTTCATCATCTCCATAAAGTTCATCGTAAAGTAGGCTCCATGAGTTAATCATACATCAACTCTCCTCATTTGGCAACTCAAAGTCTGCATCTACCTTATCATATAATTCAAGGAATGCTTGCTTTGTTTCATCATCAAATCTGTTTACACAAACTTGAATTGCTTTTGCTTTATTCTTAAAGATAGAAAAAGCACGAACAATGTGAACCAAACGACGAGTACTAATAATTTCTTCAATACCACCATCATAGAATGTTTTACGAATGATGTCACCCCAATCTACAAGTCTAGCAATAAAGTCTGTATCAGTAACACCAAGTGTAGATGCTACTCCACCTAATATTCTTTTCTCCACACCAACAGGTGGATACTCTTGCTCAAAGGTTACAGGAAATCTCTCAAGGAATGCTTCATTAAGTACATTAGTACCTATGAATCTACCATCATCAGATCCTTTACCTTTTGTGTTAGCAGTAGCAATTACATTAAATCCTACCGCAGGTCTGACAAACCTACCAATTTTCTTGAGGAACAACCCTTTACCTTCAAGTATGGGTTGGAGACATAGGATCTTGTTACTAGCCAAGTCAATCTCATCGAGTAACAAGATTGCTCCTCGTTCGAGTGCCTCAATGACAGGTCCGTTATGCCAAACAGTTGCCCCATCGACAAGCCTAAAGCCACCAATAAGATCGTCTTCATCTGTTTCAATAGTAATGTTTACACGAATCAATTCTCTCTTAAGTTGAGCACATGCTTGCTCTACACCAAATGTCTTACCATTACCTGAGAGACCAGTAATGAATGTAGGATAGAATTGCTTTGACTGTATTACTTTCTTTACATCATTAAAAGGACCAAACTTAACAAAAGTATTATCCTGTTCAGGAACTAAGTCCTGTGTTAGTGTAGGTTGAGCAGCAGGAGCACTAAATGAATTTTCAATATTCTTAACTGCTTTAGTAGTGACTTCTAAATTCCACTTACCACGACCAACCGAATACTCTTTGATTTTTTTGGTAACTGTTTGATAAGCAATGTCATTAGCAGCACAGAATCCACGAACATCAGCAGCAGTGAACTCTTTGCCATATGTACTTCTCAAACCATCAATAATTTCGTCTTGTGTCATTTTAATCTCAAAGGTCATAATGTAGTTCGTTTCAATACAAGTATTCTACATGAAAAAGGGGGTTATAACCCCCCAAGTGGACACTTTATGAACTGTATTTTTTAATGCTCTCTTCCCACTCTTTCATACTGCTTTGACACTGACCTTCATTCTCCTTTGGATCTAATTTATGATATCCTTTCATTTTTTTCCACTTGTTATACATTGCTTGCATGTACCATGACTGTGCAAGACTTTTAGGACCGTTCTCCAACATCTCTAATTGAAGTTTGTTAGAAGTGTACCCTTTGTACTCTTCTCTCCAATTGGAATCATCATAAGGTTTGTCTGTCATTTAATCTCCGTATGAAAAAGTTTTTCCTTTGATTTGAGATTGTCCATATGGGTTTTTACCTTGCGGTTTAAACCTACCGACATTTTCTCCTTTTTTATCTAATCCTCCTTTCCTGGTTCTATGGAGTGTAGCAGTTTTTTTAGTTTGAGTCAATACCGAATCCTGCTTATACTTCTTACCAAGTTTCTTAACCTTTTTCTTAAAGTCCTTTTTACTTAATTTACCCCGATCTATAACATAACTTTTCTCTTTTACTTTTCTTTCCTTTCCTGTCTCTTTATCTTTTTCTAAATATGACCCCTTTACTTTAGTTGGTCCTCTACCAAATGTACCACGAATATCTTTTTGTAATTGCTTTGACCTTGCTTGATTTTCTTTTCTTGATTTGTCACCACGATCAGCAGAAAGAGCTGCTATACCACTCTTATCAGACTTTGATTTGATTCTGCTTAGACTGCTTTCCTCTAGAAACTCTTTGAAGGTCTTCATTATCGAGCACACTATTATAGTAGTATTTATTGTCCTCAACCCTTAAGTGAATTCCATGATGCTGAAGAAGAAAAATCTTTGCTTCAGTCATTTCTGAACTATAAAAAATAACTGGTTGTTGTTTACAGTCTCCACTCATGTATTTGTGTTGATTTACGAATAATTATTTACTCATTTAATGTTTGCTTAATGCGTTTTTCCTTCCAGTCAGCATACATCTGACCATATATCATTCCCTCATCTGCCTTAATATATCTGCCATTAAGAAGTTCTATCTGTTGTTTAGATAGATTGTCCTTCATAGCATCAAGATAAGATTTTTCCCAATTAGGAACATCTTTAATGTACTCTTTAGTCATAATCAAATCCAATCTGGTTTTCGGGATGGGTCACGAAGATAATTAGATGCAACCCAAGGTTTGCTCCTAATGTAATTCTTGTAAGCAGTAAAAGTGTCAATGCTTGTGTCATGTTTATACTCATCAGGCATTGCACGAGTGAAAGATTCCACCATACAATAGCATGTAATCACTTCATTTGCAAATTTATGAAAAGTTTTCTTTGCCTCAAACAATGCTTTATGACATCCATGCAATTTACCATATCTATGTCTATATTCATCAGATAAAGCACATCCATGCTGTATCAACCATGCAGTATTATACATACTTGCTGCTGCCCATTGGGTGCAAGGATGATTCCTGAAAGCACCCTTAGAAGTCTTGTATGGGGTTCCATCTTTCTTCTTAACTAAATCATCACCCCAATCATAATACCAATGTGAAAAGACAATGGAGAGCATTTGACATGTCTCCAATGGCATCTTGACCACATGCTTATCAGGCAACACTCTTGCTGACCTATGAGGATCCCAATTAGTTACAAAGATGTTCATGCGACTAGTTCAATAAACTCACCAAGAACTTTTTTGTTAAGTTTCTTAGTCTTAAGGGACTTAACAAATGCTCTCTTAATCTGTGCTTTTGTTGCTTCATCATCCACATCAAACTCAGATTCTTGAGCAAGTGATGCAGCAGAAATAGCGAAGTATGCATTATAACCTGAATTGGTAATAGTGCAAGTCCTATTCTTTTTCCACTGATTAAACATTTCCTCATCATATCGATGATAATGATTAATGAAGTATCTTGCATCACGACCTTCAAGAACACGAATACCAATGAAGTTAGTAGAAGGGAACTTATCTTGAAGATGGTATAGAAGACCATCAGTAAACTGTCTATATCCACCAGGAAGTTTATAAGTTCTACCAAGTTTACGATCTCTTAGGAAAGTACGATCACCATGACAATTAACACATCCTAAAAACTCACCATCTTCCCAATGACGCTGAACATTTTTATTATAAGGAAGTTGAGAACCTTCACCATCAGTAAGAACAATACACTGAACTTTCTCTACATTATTCTTCTCTTGGAACTGAGGAATAATTTGGTGAAGAGCAACTAATGTTTCATTCAATGGGGTTCCTGAAAGAACTAACTCAGAAGGATACACATAAGGAGAACGATTCTTAAATGCATAAGCAGTTCTCCATATGTTAATCATTTGATTTTCTAAGTCCTTAGCATTTGATTTATCAGAAAAGAAATGTAATAAATTAAACTCAGAATCTACATGAATTAATCCTTCTTTTCTATCATAGTGTTGAATCTTTTCATTTTTTAATCTGTCATAATAATCTAAACGACCACCATTAACTTTATTACCATACTCACTACTAAAAGCATATACATCAAAAGGAATCTGTACTTTCTTACAGAACCAGATTAGATTGTAAAGTTGCTTCAATGTATCTTGAAGAACATACTGCATAGAACCAGACCAATCTAAAATAAAGATTAGACCATGATTCTTACCATCAGGAAGAACAGTTACTTTTTTGAATAAATCCTCATTGAACTTATATGTATGAAGATTTCTTGTATCTAGAACCCCAGTTCTAGAAGTAGAAGCACGAGCATAAGCACTAGCAGACTTACGGCACTCAAACTCTTTAACAAGGTAAGAAACTTCTTTCTGTGCTTCTTTCTTAAATTTTACATACTCTCTATCAGGGTGTTCAAAAGTAGTATCAGGATAAAGATACTTTAATTCTTCAGGAACTGCTTCTCTGGATCTTTTTACTTCATCATATCTTTCGGACTCTGCTCTATAATGTTTATCTAAAATATCATGAATTGTTTCACTCGGTACAATAACACTTTCGAGATTAAGTTTAGGAAGTTCTACATATACATTCTCTGTTGAATGTTCTGATACAAGATCCTTCAACTTACCCATTAAAGTATCTGCTGTTTGGACTTGAGGTTCTAAAGGAGTGCTAGGAGCATCCACGCTAGAGCTATTATCAGTATCACCGATCCCACTTTCCACAGGAGCATCGCTGCTAGTGTCAGGAAGGGAAGAATCAATATCGCCAGTGCTATCAGTGTCACTATCCCCAGAAGATTCACTATTACCTGCAGGGAGTTCATTGACCAAATCTTCTCCCACGCCCGACTCACCCTCTGCTGGAAATTCTTCGGTCTTCTGCTGCGTCTCCTGCTTGCAGAAATTATATAACGCTTCTGCTGCTGCGATTGTGTCAGTAAAGGTTTCGGCATTTTGAATTAAAGAGATAATCTCCTTCTCAGGAGTTGAAAAAGATAGATTAAGGAACGAACCAATCTTGAAATATAGATTAGCCCTATCAGCAAGATTAAAACTAGAAATATCTTCACCATCTAATTCAAAAAAATCTTGATCATTAAGTTCACTATAACCTCTATAGAAAGATTTGGCAAGACCCAAATACTTTCTCTTT